GTTACCCGGTCTTTGATCCGGCCCACCCGTTCAAATATCCGGTTTCTGTGAAATATTATAATATCTATTCCTTTTGCAAGGATTTTATGAGTACACCGCGTTTTTTGGGTGCGCTTGACTGGCTGGAGCTTGCCGGCGGTCTGGCCGCTATCCTGATCGCCTATAACGAAAACGCTTCGGCCATTTCCCTGCATATCGAATCGCCGCAGTCTTACTGGGACCGCGCGGAAGCACGTATAAAACAGGTTTGCGAGCGTACGGGCGAGAAATACACGGCCCAGATGCTGGAAGATTTCAAGGACGAAGCTATGGAGAAATTCGCCTCCAACATTACCGGAAGGCAGAACGCCGGAAAATACATGCACACGACCAAATTCTGGAATCCGGAAGCGAATAACTTTGAGGGCTGGACGGTGGAACCACTGGATAAGAAGATAAAGGATTATGTGGACGCCCAGATTAAGATATCCAATAAGGCGGACGCTGCCGCCACTTCCGGCTTCGGTCTTGATCCGGTACTTTCAAATCTGATTATAGAAAACAAACTTTCTTCCGGATCGGAGAAATTATACAGCCTGAAAGTGTATAACGCTTCTGAAACGGCTATTCCGGACATGATCCTTTGTAAGCCGTTACAGCAGTATATTAATGCCAACTTTCCGGGTACCGCAACGAAAGTAGGGCTTTATCGTACCATAGTGGAAGCGGAACAGAACGTTTCACCCTCTAACCGTATGAAAGAAAATGCGTAGTCTGTTTTTTACACCGAAACCGGAAGATGTGCCGGAAGAACCGGTAAGCGACCGGCAACCGGAAGAGAACCGGGCCGATAACACCCCGGATAAGCATATAAAGGCCCGCCGGACGAAAAACGTTCATTTTGACCGGCGGATAAAATCGGAGCTGCACCTGGAAGAGTGTTTGCCCTGGCATTTTGAGAAAGGGGCGTCTTATCACTGTATCAGTCATGGGGACGTTGACAGCCTTACTTATCTTCGTGTGATCGTGAAGCAACAACCGGTGGAATATGTTCTGATTTCTACCTGGTGTATGGCAATTACCGATGTTAAGGAGGTGGAGAAATGGCTGGAGAGAAAAGACATAGGGCACGCGGATTTTTATGTAGGTGAAATCTTTCAAGGTTCCTACGCGGATGTTTATTTATACCTAAAGAAGGTGGCGGAACGTTTCGGATCACGTGTCTGCATCTTCCGTAATCATGCTAAAGTAATGGCCGGTTTTGGTAACGCTTTTGATTTTGTAATAGAAAGCTCGGCCAATGTGAACACCAATCCGCGCACGGAGCAGACCTGTATAACGATAGATACCGGGCTGGCCCGCTTTTATAAGGAGTTCTACGATGAAATAAACAATTTCACAAAGGATTTTGATAATTGGAAACCATATACATTAAAAAGAGACCGAGCAAATGACGAAGTTATTTAATAAAGGCGGTGACGGTGCCGGTGAAATAGTCCGTGTTCTGGGATTGATCGATAATGATCTTGATTTTACCAAGTGGGAACCTATCTTACCGCTGGGTATTCGGGATTTACAGGCTATCATCGGAACGGAACCCATAGACGCGGTAGATAAGTATTACCGTGAAGATCATGCGGACGGTACGGAACCGGACGGCATGGCGGAAACTTTGCGGCTGATGCAGCAGGCGGTGGCAATGTTTACCTGGTTAAAGGTCATTCCCACTTTAGACGCACAACACGGAACGGCCGGACGTGGCAAACACCTTGGAGAGAATGAAACGGGTATGACCGCCTTACAGGAGTTCAAGGATGAAGAGAATATCCGGAACCTGGCTTATGAAGCCGTAGACGCGTTGGTGGAGTTAATGGACCGCGAAAAGTTTGATTTCTGGATGAACGGCATTAAGAAAAAGGCTATAAACCGGCTTCTAATCCAGAATAAGGAAACGTTCGATGAATATTACAATATCGGCAGTCACCGGCTTTTTCTGGTGCTTATTCCTATGATCCGGGAAGTCCAGGACGGGCAGATAATACCTGTTATCACCCGGAACCGTTATAATAAACTGATTGAAGGCGATACCGTTTTAACGGAGAAATTGCTGGAGTATGTACGCCGCCCGCTTGCACTTCTCACCATAAAAAAGGCCGTTGAACGTTTACCGGTGGAAGTTCTACCCAATGGAATCGTACAGGTACAGCAGAGCACAACCGTACGGGATAAATTGCGGGCGGAAAAAGAGGCCCGGCAATCGGTTGCTAACAGTCTGGAGCAGGACGCGGCGGCTTACCTGGATGTATTGCAGGATATCATCAGGGAACTGGATGCGCAGTCGGAAACGGTGGATTACTATATACCGGGTGTTACCGTACAATCCAAAGGAATAACCTTTTAATGTCCGGACATGGAGAAGTTTACATATAATAGTAAGACGGCGGAGGTTCCTTCATGCCTGGATGAAGTCAGCAGTGAGCAGTACCGGCAGTTTCTTATATTGTCGGTACTGATGAACCGCGGTACGATCAGCCCCGGACAGTTCCGCGTAAAATGGCTTTCTTTCCTTCTGGGCATGAAAGCGGATTACACCATGTACCGGCGTGAGATCATCCGGGAGCTGGACGGCCAACTGGAAAAGCTGGACGGCTTTTTCTCTTATACGACCGGTAAGGAGGGCGAGCGGATCGTTACGCCCATTCTGAAAACCGGGCGTAACCTGATGCAGGATTTTGGGAGCTGGCATGGTGTCGGTGACATGCTGAACGGTCTTACTTTCGGTAACTTTTGTGATTGCCTGGATTTGTTGCAGCAAAGCAAGCAGGCGGTGACAGAAAAAGACGAACCGGCTATAAATGAAATCTTCCAGGATATCACATTAAAGCTTTACCGGTACAAGGACCCGGAGAAGATGCCGGCCGTTCCTTCCTTGCTTGCCATTCATGCGGTAAACTTCTTTTCCGCTGTTTGGGAAATGGTTCTTTCCGGACCGGTTTATATTGGTGGTGAAGATATTGACTTTCGGATATTATTTCAGAAGTTGGCATCCGAGGACCGGAAGGCGGACGATAAAACCGGCTGGACCGGAATAGTCTTTGAAGTGGCGGCTTCCGGCGTGTTCGGTAATAAGAAGGAGGTGGACGATACACCCTTTTGGGATGTATTACTTTATCTGTATAAATGTAAGTTTGAGTATTTACACCAAAAACGTAACAAGAAATGAGAACAACAACAGGAACAAAAAACAAGATTAAGCAATTTGAGGGGCTACGCCTGAAAGCGTATGTATGTGCCGCGGGAGTATGTACGATCGGTTACGGTCACACAACCGGCGTAAAACCGGGAGATGTTATCACCGAGGCCCGGGCCGACGCTTTCTTTGAATCGGATATCAGGGCGGTAGAAAACCAGGTAAACGCGCTTCCCCTTCATTTGGGACAGTACCAGTTTGACGCGGTAGTAAGCTTTTGCTTTAATGTAGGTATCGGAAAATTCAAGAAATCAACGCTTTATAAGAAGATCAGAGCGGATGCGTATGAGCCATCCATACCGGCAGAGTTTAAAAAGTGGATATACGGGGGCGGTAAGATTCTTCCGGGGCTTGTTACCCGCCGTGAATGGGAGGCGAAACGTTATCAGGGATTGACGATATGATAGATATAAAGGTTTACCGTGAATACTGGGAAGGCGTACAAAAACGTATTCCTGAAATAAAGAAGGTGCTACCCGTTACCATTGACGAGGAAATGAGTAAGACGATACAGGGGCTATCAAAAGAAGAATGTCCGGTGCTCTTTATTCTGATTCCGTCGGGAACGGGTGCCAGCCTTTCGGCTGACAATGTGAGGGAAAATAATTTATGCGTTATTTTCCTTATGAGCAAGTACGATCCCCAACGTAAAGGGGCTTATGAGACTATCGAAGAGGTGCAGCCGGTTATGGAGCGTATCAAACAAATGCTGATAGAAGATTCTGCCACCGGTTGCCCTGTCACTAAGGAACTGGATTTAACCAGCCTTTCCACTCTTCCGGAATCCGGCTTTTACCGGACGTTTGCAGGGTGGAGCCTGGCTTTCTCATTTAAAACAAGATTCTAACTGAATGGCCGAGAATTTTAAAACGGATTTTTTTACCGACCGGATCGGGCGTGGAATACAGGACATATTTCAAGCCCAACTGGATATCGCTACCAAACGGATTTACCAGAAAGGCCGTGAGCGTAGGAAAGTACAGGGAACCGGGGAGATCATACAAGGGCGATCCGGTGCATTAATGGCCGCACTACAGAACCCGAATTATTCGGTCATTCCGGACGGCGAAGGAGTAATCGCACATTCTAACCTTCCATTATATACCCGCTTCCTGGATATGAAGAAACACGGTAATTACCAGATTTATAACCGGCAGATATACGGGATTCTATATCATGACACACTCGGGAAGATTAAATATGAATATCAGGATTATGTAAGGGAAAGGATAAAAGAAATGTTTGCCAGTTCGCTAAAATAGGTAATAAAATTAATACCTAAATATTTGTAGGTAATGATTTTATTACCTATCTTTGTTTCAGTAACCAATAAAACAAAGTTTATGCCTGAAATTTGTAGATTCTTCGGTATTATTATATTCCTCTATTGGAAAGATCATAATCCGCCACATATTCATTTTACTTATGGTGATTATGAATGTTCTATTAGCGTATTGGATCGGATTGTAGACGGTCAGGCTCCAGCTAAAGTTATTGCAAAAGTAAATGAGTGGATTAACTTGCACGAGGCAGAAATACTTTCTCTTTGGGAAAAGGCCCAAAAAGGGGAAAAAATAGATAAAATTGAACCATTAAAATAAACGCTTATGTTACGGGTTATAGATGTGGATTATATTAGGAATTACGAGCTTCTTGTTACTTTCAGCGACGGGAGTAAAAAGATCGTAAATTTGGAACCTTATCTTACAGGTGAGGTTTTCGGGGAGTTATTGGATAAGGAAAAATTTGTTCAATATGGTTTAACCCGTGCTACTATTGAATGGGCCAATGGTGCCGACCTTGCACCGGAGTTTTTATATGAAATTGGTATAGCTGCATATTTTTAGACCCTATGAATGATTGTTTAGCTATTCAAGATAAGAAGGAAGAAACTTTCTTATATCGGATTTTTATTTCTCACCCGGAACTAAATGCTTCTGCGGTGGCTCGACGTATGGGAATAAGTC